TTCAATGCGGAGTAACAGTTCAAGGACTTACTACTCTTAGTGGTACAGTTTATTTAACAGCTTTAACAAATACTGCTACTTGGGACTATGTTGTTGTAGGTACAACTGCACAAGGACAACTATATACCAGGACGTATGCTCAGTTAATGTCAGATATTACATCTGGCATAGGCTTAAGTGGTTACGTTCCTACATCTCGTACGTTAACTATTAACGGTGTAAGTTATGATTTAACTGCTAATAGGTCTTGGACAATTACAACTCCTTATGTTTCTAAACTACAACACCAAGTTAAAGCTGGTGTAGCAATCAATAAGGGTCAAGCAGTCTACGTTACTAGTGCAGACGGAACTAACATGATTGTTGGTTTGGCTTCTAATGCTTCTGAGGCCACATCTAGTAAGACTATGGGTCTTTTGGATGCCACAGTTTCTACAAATGGTTTTGCCAATGTAGTAACAGAAGGTCTTTTAGATGGATTGGACACCTCAACTGCAGGCGCAGCAGGTGATCCTGTATGGTTGGGAACAGGAGGAAACTTAATTTACGGCTTAGGTAGTAAACCGTATGCTCCTGCTCACCTAGTTTTTATAGGTATAGTAACCCGTAAGAACTCTAACAACGGAGAAATCTTCGTTAAAGTACAGAATGGATTTGAGTTAAAAGAGATCCATGATGTAGATTTGATTACAACTGCTCCAGTAAATGGACACATTTTAGGATTTGATGGAACTCTTTGGGTAAACAAGACTGTTGCTAGTTGGTTAGGATACACTCCTGCTAGTGCTAGCGGAACAACCAACTATCTTTCTAAGTTCACAGGATCTACTACTTTAGGTAACTCTCAGATCTTTGACAACGGAACTAATGTTGGAATAGGTAATTCTAGTCCTTCACAAAAGTTAGATGTATCGGGATACGCTAAATTTACAAGTGGTATTATTTTAGATGGTGGTGCTACGTCTCACTATAGAGAGTTTATATGGAATACATCTGGTTTTAACAGATGGGATTTATATGTATATGGTGCTGAACCAGGAAGTAATGTTGGAGGTGATTTATTTTTAGCAAGATATGCTGACAACGGAGCTTACCTTGGAAATGCAGTAATATTCCAACGCTCAACTGGAAATGTGGGGATTGGTACTACTAGTCCTTATTCTAAACTTGAAATAACACCTTCAAGCGTAGCATGGGGAGAGGGTATTGTAATAAATCCAGCAAGTGGATATTCTGCTGTTTTTTATAGACTAGAGGGAGCTCAAGGTAGTAATTATACTGGAACTTGGGCAGTAGGAAAAGCATTTTCTGGAGATGGTGGAGGAGAGTTATTACAAGTAGTAAAAAATGGACTTACGGGAAGTGCTGCCTATAGAGTTGATGCTTCACAACAGTGGAAAACAAATGGTGATTCAATTTTTGGATTTAACGTAGGAATTGGTACTACAAGCCCCGGAAATAAATTGCACATAGTAGGGGCCGCTAATGGCTCAGATGCAGGTAATATTAGAATAGATTCTACAGATCAATATGGTGGTTTAGTTATCAATGAAAATACTACATTCAGAACTTTTTTAGGATACGGTAACGCTAATCATATATTTTCAAATGCTCAATCAGACAGCACCGCTTTAAGAGCAGCTAACTATCTACACTTAGGAGCAAGCTCAGTTGCAACTATAACCATAAATGCTTCTGATAATGTAGGTATTGGTACCACTAGTCCTGCTTATAAGCTAGATGTTGCTACAGGTAATGATAATGCTATTAGAATTTTAAATAGCTCCGGTAGTAACAACAATGGTCTTGCTTTATCTGTAGGTAGTGGCACTCCCTGGTTAGATTTTTACGGTGGTAGGTTTGATATTAAATACAACACCTCACCTGGTAGTTGGAATTCTGGAGCTAATACGTTTTTAAGCATTTTATCATCTGGTAACGTAGGAATAGGTACTACTAATCCATATGAAAAACTTGAAGTGAGTGGAGCAATATCAGCAACGGGTTCTGTTGTTGGTTTATCTGCACAAGGACATTCTACAACACTTGCAGTACAATCAGGAATCAGTTTCTTATATGCAGTTGACTGGGGAGCAGAATTTAAACCATTATCAGTACAAGCTAAAACTATAAGTTTAGAAACAGGAACTGGCTCAACAACTTCAAGATTATTTATTGATAATTTAGGAAATGTGGGTATAGGTACTATCAGTCCGAGTTATAAACTACAAGTAAATGCAGATGGAGCTGGATTATATGTTCTAGGAGCAAATACAGCACCATATACTCAGACTATTGCTTCGTTTGTATACGGAGGTAACGGTAACAGTATCAATATAGAGAACCAAGGAGGTAAAGCATCTATCCAAGCAAGAGCAGGAGGTTCTACTATGGATCTTCTCTTGAATCCTGCTGGAAGTAATGTAGGTATAGGTACAACTAGTCCAGGGGCTAAATTAGATGTTAACGGGGCTCAGATAATTCAGTCAGCAGCTGGATTTGGAACAGATGCAGACCAAGCAGCTCTTTTCTTAAGCAATACGGCTAACTTTGGTTTATCGGGGAACTTTTCTGGATATTCTAGGAACTTAATTAAAAGTGATGGTGGATCTATATTAACAGTTGGAAGATGGAATACCTCACTTATTGGTGAACTTTCAATTGAATCTGGTAGCAGCGGACTTATAAAATTCCTTGCTGGAGCTTCTGAAAGAATGCGTATTAGCTCTGCAGGCAACGTGGGTATTGGTACTGATAGTCCTGCTAGTAAATTAGATTTATATAATGGAACTGATTTAGGATTAGGAGCTAATGGTATAAGAGTACAAAGACCTGGTGCGTATGGACAATATGGATATTTAGAATATTTACCTAGTAGTGATGTAACAGTCTTAGGTTCTTTATATACTGGTGGTGGCTCTTCTGTATTTGGACAAATATATTTTAGACAACATTCAAGTACCACTTCTAGAGATATAATGGTTATCAATTCAAGTGGTAACGTAGGTATTGGTACTAGTAGTCCGTCAGATAAACTACAGGTTCAAAATGGAAATTTAAGTTTATATTCTAATTCTTACGGTAATACTGGACTTATAAGGCATTTTGGAACAGATAGTTTAGAAAAGTATCAGCAAGGATTAACTACCGGTGGAGATTTCTACCAATACACATTCAGTGGGTTAAATCATATATTCTATACAAATAATGGAAATGAAAGAATGCGTATCACCTCAGGTGGTAATGTAGGTATTGGAACTAATGCACCAACATCAAAACTTCAAGTTAATGGACAATTTAGACAGCTATATTCTCGTGCTTTTATAGCCAACCCATTAGATACAGATGGATATGCTGGGCATATAATTGTAAACAGCAATAATGCAAATGGAGACCTTGCTGGTATTAGCCTTTATACTAATTCTTCATATAACGCTGCGGCTGGTCTATTTGCACTACAAGAAAGCTCAACAGCTGCATCAATGGTATTCTATACCGGCAGTAATTTTGGAACTGAAAAGATGCGTATCACCTCTGGTGGTAACGTGGGTATTGGAACTACTACTCCAGCTACTTTATTAGATGTAAGTGGAGTAATCACAGCTACAGGCGGAAACAGTACTAACTGGAATACTGCGTATGGCTGGGGTAATCATGCTTCAGCAAATTATGTTCCTCAAGCAAGAACGCTTACTATTAACGGAACTACTTATGATCTAAGCGCAAATAGAAGCTGGACAATAGCAACAACAACTCCAGGAGGATCTGATACACAAGTCCAATACAACAGTTCTGGATCTTTGGCAGGAGCCTCTGCTTTGACTTACAACTCTACTACTAACAGAGTAGGTATTAACCAAGCTTTTCCAGGATATGACTTAGATGTAAACGGACAAGTAAGAGTACAAGATAAACTTAGAGTAGGAACTGGTAACGGAGTAGTGCACATGTCTTCTACTGCTACTATCAATCCTAGTGCTACTACTGTTGTATGGGCTCAAACCGTAAGCGTAGGTATGTGTGCCTTTATTGAGTACTACATTTTAAACAACAACTCACTTACAGACCAAAGAGCTGGTACAATTATGGTTACCTGGAATCAATCAGGAACGCCTACAATCGCTCATACAGAAACAACTACCCCTGATATAGGGTCAACTACCACTGTTAACTTTACAAGCTCTCTAGTGGGCTCAGATGCAAGAATTAACGCAGTTAACTCAAGTGCTAATCCTTACACGATGGTAATGAGTTTTAAATATTTCTAATAAAAACATTGTTGGATAGTGAAAACAATAAAAAATGAAGCAAGCTACAATTTACAAAATCACAAACCCTAATGGAAAAGTTTACATAGGTAAAACTATGTGCTTGTCTAGTAGAACTTCTTGTTACAGAAACTGTAACTGTAAGAAGCAACCCTTAATTTATAATAGTATAAAAAAGTATGGTTGGGAAAACCATACTTTAGAAGTTTTAGAAACATGTAATCCCGACTTACTTTCTACTAAAGAAATTGAGTATATTACTTTGTTAAATACTTTCTACAAAAACAATTCTTTAGGTATGAACATGACTGCAGGTGGAGATGGTACTTTTGGTAGAGTAGATACAGAAGAAACTAAATTAAAAAGAAGTAGTCATCACTTAGGGCAGAAAAGATCAGAAGAAACAAAACAACTTATGAGTTTAGCAAAGAAAGGAAGGGCTCCAAAAAAGTCTAATTATGCTTGCTCTGAAGAAGCCAAGAAAAAAATATCAATAGCTAATAAAAATAAAATTAAACCTGATAGTTATAAATTAGCATGTTTAAACACTAGAGAAAAGAATCTATTAGAAAATCATGGTGGTATATTGCAAATTAACCCAGTAGATAATTCTGTAATAAAAGAGTGGGCAACTACCATAAAAAACATAGCTTCTACTTTAAATTATGATGATAGTCATATAGGAAAGTGTATTCGTGGAACTAAGAAGTTAGCATACGGATTTGTTTGGAAATATAAATACTAAGACATGTCTAATGAATTTATCGTAAAGAACGGACTTATAGTAGGGGGTAATGTGGTTACCTCAGGAACTATTACTATTAATGGAGCTCTTGCAGCTACACAATCTTGGGTTACATCTCAAGCTTATCTAACCTCTGCTAGTTTAAGCGGATATGCTACTCAGTCTTATGTGACTAGTGCATTAGCTGCCTTAGTAGATGCAGCTCCTGCAGCATTAGATACGCTTAATGAACTTGCAGCAGCACTTGGAGATGATGCTAACTTCTCTACAACTATTACAAATAGTATAGCTTCTAAACAAGCCCAACTTAATGGAACTGGTTTAGTAAGAATGTCAGGAACAAGTGTAAGTTATGATAATACTACTTACTTAATTTCTAATTTTGGAAATATAGAAGGGGAGCATGGTTATGGGTATCCTTCAAGTGACGGTTGGTATAAAATTGCAGAGATTGTTTTAACCTCATCATGCCAATCTTTTAATCTTTGGGGAGAATATAGAGACACGGGTTACTTTGACAACTCTCATTATAGGATTCATATTACTGCAAGAGCAGAGTGTGACTTTCCAACTAACAATGAAAGTCATGCTATTAATGTAAACATGTACGGAAGTAGTACTAATGAAACTTACTTTAATAATAATGTAAGAGTTGTTCTTACTTCATCTTCTTCTAATTATAGAAAATACGAATTACAATACTACAGAGCGACTTGGGATACAGGTAGTTGGAACTTACAAACTTTAGGTTGGACTACATACACAACTTCTCAAACTGCAGGAACTCCTACAGGAACTCCTAGAGTCTATTATATCTCTAAGTTTGTTGCAGATAACATTTATGCAGCTAATAAAATCTCTATAGGAACAACTTATAGTGGATTTGCTGCAAACATTGCAGGAACTACTTATGTTATTGGAGCTTCAGTTTGGGTTAATGATGGTTATGGTATTTCAAATGCTAGTAGTGGAGGTACAGGATTTTTTCCTTACAGTGACGGAACTTTAGTTTTTAACTCAGTTAACTCTGAGAAAATGCGTGTTGCTCCTAGTGGTAATGTCGGAATTGGGACTAATAGTCCTAGTGCTTTACTAGATGTTAATGGACGTGTAATAGTTGGAGGTGGGCTTAATGGCAATGCATTTTCAATAGCTACGTCAATAGGAACATATACTTTTAATAATTATAATTTAAATACTCCTAGTTCATTTTTAATAACTGCTGGAAGTAGTGGCTACCTATCATTAGACGGTTACCCAATTATTTTTAAAGTTTTGGGTTCAGAAACAATGAGAGTTCATACTTCTGGCAATATAGGAATTGGTACTGATAGTCCTACACATTTATTGAGCTTGAGTAGGGCTACACAAGCTGCCGCTTATCAATTAAATATAAATAACGCTGGTGGTATTAGTGATGGCAACTTTACGGGAATCAGGTTTTCTCAAGATTCAAATGCCGCAACTGAACTTGGAAACATAAAACTTCATTATTACAGCACTGGAGCTACTGACTTATCATTTGGAACACGATATTCTCCAACCGCTCTTTATATCCAAAGTGGAGGCAACGTAGGTATAGGAACAACTGGTCCAGAAGCAAAACTACACATAGTTTCTGGCGCAAGTCAAGCAGGTTTTCTTTCTAGAGGAACAAATGGAGATACTTGGTTTCCATATAGTAATGGTCAAAACTATGTAAGAGGAGTAACTAATTTTGATTCGGGAAGTGTTTACTTTACAGGTGGAAATATAGGTATCGGTACCACTAGTCCATCACATAAATTACATATTAAATCAAGTAGTTTAAATAGTTATCCATTAGTAGTTCAAAGAGCAGCTAATACAAACAATATATTTTATATTTACGAAGATGGAAGTGGTAATGGTACACTAACTCTTGAAAATAGCGGTGGTGGAGCTGCAGTATCAATAAAAAGTGATGGAACTAGTTACTTAAATGGAGGTAATGTTGGTATTGGAACTACAGATCCAACATCTCAAATGTCTGGTACATTTGGTATAGGAATATATAATGCTTTATACCCAGCCGTAGGATTTAAAAATAGTACTACAGCTTGGTTATGGTATGGGCAGGATTCAACATTTAGAATGTGGAATGCAACATTCGGAGATATATTAACTGCAAATACAAGTGGTAATATTGGAATAGGTACTGGTAGTCCTTCTACTAAACTGGATGTAAATGGTGTTATTACTGCTACTGGAGGCAATAGCACAAATTGGAACACAGCGTATTCATGGGGAAATCATGCTTCAGCAGGATATCAAGCAGCAGCAACAGCAATAACTACTTCTAACATTGGGTCTCAAAGTGTAAGTTATGCAAATAGTGCAGGTAGTGCTACTTCAGCTGGATATGTAACTAACCAATCAGGACAATTAGCGAGTTACGATAATAGAACTATCTCTCCTTCAGAAACTAATGCTAGTTATTTACAGTTTGGATTTACTTCTTGGGGAAATAATAATAGTGCCCCTTATGCAGATTATTTGCATTTACGTTCTTATCCTGATTCTTCTGGAGGAAGTGACAACCTTGTTATGTTCCTTAAGAGTGGTATTGGAATGCGTATTTACCAACAAACATTTGGGTCTGCTAGTGCTTACAGTTCTTATGCAGATGTATGGCATTCTGGTAATTTAACTAACTTAAATCAATTAACAAACGGACCAGGGTATCTTACTTCTTACACAGAAACAGATACACTTCAAAGTGTAACTAGTAGAGGCTCTTCTACAAATACAGATATTTGGATTAAGAGACCATCTAACAAAGTAGATAATGCTAGTTGTACAGAATTACCTTCTAGAGTAGAATTTAACAACGCATTTACTGCGGGGTCTAGTGGTTACACTGTATTTACTTATCCAACAGCATCTGTATTTAGAATATACGGAGACTACGATGGTCATATAGGGGGTCTTCAACCAGATCTTCAGTTGGGTTTAGGATACTTAACTGTTAAGAGTAGTGGAGGTACTATAGGAAATGTTGGTATAGGAACAACTGCTCCTACACATAGACTTACTGTAGCTGGAGGAAATGTTTTGATGTTTCCTTCGGATAATACAAGACAATTAAGTTTCTTTAGTGATTCTTACGGTATAACTGCTTCAAGCGGTCTTGAACTAATTACAGGAGATTATATAAGATTTAGACAAGGTAGTACAGAATTAGCAAGATTAACAACAACAGGATTAGGAATAGGAACCACCACTCCTCAAAAGAAACTTGATGTTTTTGGAAGTGCTGGAATTCTTGCTTCTTTTGGTTCTAATATAAGTCCAGGAAACTTTGCAGGATTGCACTTTGGCTATAGTGAGTCTTATGCAAGTAACGATAATTATAAAAAATCTGCCTTAGTATTTGAAAGAACAGATAACAATAACCACGGAAGTAATGCTTCTGGTAAGATTCACTTTTTACTAAATAACTCATTAGGTACTTCTGCTAATGCCCTAACTGATTCTGTAGTAACCATTGACTCAGATGCAAACGGAACTGCAGGTTCTGTGAGAATGGGTATAGGAACTAGAAATCCTTCTACTCCTCTTCACGTAGTTGGGATAGTACAAGTAGAAGGCGGAGGTAGTACTACTTTTTATGGTACAGATGGTTCAGGTTCTTATGCTAGAAACTTTGGAACACAGTTATATACTTTTAGAGATGCTGGTGGATCTATAATAACCACAATAAATACAACAAGTGGAGTAATAACCACAACTGGAGGAAACAGTACACAATGGAACACCGCATACGGATGGGGCAACCATGCTTCTGCGGGATATCTTCCTTTAACAGGAGGAACCTTGAGTGGTGCAGTTATAGTTAACTTGGGAAATGTATCTTCTGAC